CCTTTGGCTGCATCAAAGAACTTGCGGCACCCAGTGAAGGGGCCAAAAGCGTTAATCAATTCACCGTGCCATACCTGTACGTCTGCAACTACAGCTTTGTCACCATTGGATAGGTCAATGAATCTAGTCTGATTAATCCAGCCCCAGCCTTTACCAACAGGCCCAAACTCTTTAGTTGCTGCACGTATCTGATACATAGGATCAATGGCTGTGAATGATCTTGATCCAAAGCTAACAGGCTTGAGTGAGGCAGGGTCCGAACCCTGCACTCTATTCCATATGTTTAAGTTATTAATATCTTTACTGCTCATACTCCCCGTCCATTTCTTAGTGCATTAATGCCCATGTTATATACACATTCATTATAGAAATCTTTGACCTGATCCATGTTATCAATGTCACGAAGACGTTCAGTTACATAGTGCAAGTTAACAGCGCCAGATGTGTTCTTTTCATCTTGCTTGTTTGCTTTAGTCTTAGCCTCTTTGACTGCGGAATCTAAATCTTTTTGACGATTACTTGCCTTGATAAAATCATCTTCATCAGTGGATTCCTCATAAAAAAGGTCAGCCCATGTAGGCCATACATTACCATAATTATTTCTACCGTATGTAGAGTTCAATGTACCTTTGCCGTGGCTATTTACCCATAGTTTAATGTGTTCAGAATCCCATAGACCTGTGTTTGTAGGCATAGGAAAGAAACCACGCTCCATGTATCTATCCAGAGATGATGTACCAATATTGCACATCGCTAATACCGCTCCACGATTCATCTTCATTGTGTGTTCTCCTTACGTGTTGATATTCTAAGTGCGCCGCGCTTGTCTCTGCGTATAGTTAACGCATCGCAGTACACTTCCCGCTCGTTATCCCCTACCATTTCTTTGAGGCTCTTCTTAGCCGCCTCGTATGACTTGGCATAAGGCTCGTTGCCAATGTAATCGTAAGCTATAGATGTAAAGTGGTTGTCGCCATTGGCATCACGCTTAACCATATCATCTACAGGTATTCTATCAGTCTTTACTGAGGCTGGCTGATCGTAGCCAAGCGGCTCAGTGTTTGTATCTACATGGGACCAGAATTGTTTTACCGCAGTCATCATTAAGTTAAAGTATGACTCACTCCATGCAACATGGGAGCATTCCCATTTGTTGTTGCCAAAAAATACTGACAGATAACATGCGTCTTTCTTAGCTAATGCCATGTAACATTGCAGCTGCGGCATGTAGTAATCAATCGCCTTATCCATAGTGTTGTATGAATTAGTATGCTTGCACTCAACGATAGCGTTACGACACATGCCATCAATCATACCCTTCATAGGCACACCATCAATGCTGCGTTCGTATTCGTATTGATTGCTATGCACTAGGTAATCATTGCCATTACCATTAGGCATGTTCTGTTCAAACCATGTCAGGTTAAATGATTCTGTATAGCTACCCATTTGTACTGCTAGGTTATCAGATAAATCATCGCCTTGTTTACGACCTGTCTTGATTTCCCATAGATCATACCAATCCCCTTGCATGATCTTAACACAATCAGAACCCCCAATAAATCCAGTGCGCTTCATGATGTTCTCCATTCTCCATAAGTTTATTTGTACTGCATACGTGCAGCATAATCAACAGATATTTTTAACAACTCGTTAAGCACAACCACCTGTTCGCTCCGCCATTGGGATATACTTGAGTCTTGCTTTTGCCCACCGTCCCGATCTAGCTGAATGTTTATCATTATCGTCAGCCGATGAAGGCGACTGTCCAATGTGCCAATCTTTTTTAAAGCTGTCGTGCTTAGAGGTAAGCTCTTTAATTTGTTTATCGGCATAGTCATCTCCCTGTTCTTCTCTTAGTCGTGTCTCGTAAACAAATCTGTATTCATCTAATTCTTCGTCTGTAATTGTAGTGGTGTTGACTAAGCCATGTGATAGCCGACCGTATAAGTAATCAACTGATACAGATTCTTTAGCTTTAATTTTTTTCTCCATGACTGTGAATGGATTGAAGTCCCACACACCTTTGGTATCGCCAGCTACAGCACGATCAGTCTCACTAGCAGCAGACTTAGCCGCTAGTATGAACGTCTTAACAGACGGCCAGTTACGCGCTCCATGAATGGCGCGTACCTGTCTGTCTGTACGTTCTAAGAATAAACCAATGACACCTTCGTTAACATGAGTAGGCATAACAGCATTAATATCTTGCACGATGAACTTCATCTCTTCTAATAGAGTCTCGTTGGTCATGCCTTGCGGTGGTGTGTACCGCTTGAGCATAACTTGTAGCCATTTACCTATGGCTTGTGTTCTATAACTGTAATCAAGTTGAGCCATTGCGTTTATCCTCTAAGCTAAATACATTATCATCCCATTGTGCATTGAGTATGTCATCAAGGCGTGAGTCGTTGTTGCTATCAAAGTGTGATAGATCATCTTCCCAACCTTCTGCGTTGAGCCATGTAGTAGGGTGAGGTATATAACGTATCTCTGTGTTGACGCTGACTAACTGAAACTTTTGCGCAGCTTCTATAATTACTTCTGCATCTTCTATTTCACACGCTTTGATAAATGCTAAACGGGCTGCACCTTTACGCATTCTTCTTGGGTATGATTGCCAGAATAATTTAAAATCTTCTGAGTCTGGAACTCTTGGTTTTCTTGCCATGTGTGTTCTCCCTTGCTATAGGTATTGGGGAGGGTGGTGCAAACTTTAATCAACATAGCCTGTCGGTCACTGTTAGCTGTACTACGGCCACCCTCACGATTACCTAAGATATACGCCATACTCTAAGGCTACCGTCTTTTTGTTTTCTTCCAGCGATGGTAATGTCTAACTTTCTAGCTCTTTGATATGCTGAATTGTATTCTTTGTTACCTGCAATGGTAAAGCTATCGCCTACATTCATATCATCCATTCCCACGTAAACACTGTTTGATTTCTTTGGTGGCATAGGTATATTAGATTCTATCTTAATCATCTGATGATTCACTTATAAGTTTAGCAAACTCTTCGCCTGACATTATTACCAAGGTCTGAGGCTTGCCCGTTCTTCGTTTGTAAAAAGCTATGTCTCTACCTTCTAAGACAGTGAATGGACTAGGGAAGTTAGACTTATCTCTGTACTTAACTTCACCTACCAGCCATCGCTTTCCGTCCAGTGTAAGGTGGATGTCTCCGCTCCACTCTCCTCCAAGCGCACCGCTAAGGGGTACTCGTTTGCATAAGACTCCGATTGATTTGAGCCAGTCAACAAACCATTTTTCATGGTAAGTTCCTTTGTTCTTATTTTTGTTTGCCATTTGTCTCCCTCATAGCAAGGCATGCACAAAAACCAATGCGTTTTAGTATAGCTTTCTGACAGTATAGCTACATAGTAACTACACTCTTGATCGCAATGATCGCAGTAAGCATGCTTACCTTTGTTTGATTTGTAACTCACAGTTTAGTGCATCAACCCAGCATGAAAACATAAACCCACTTGGTGTACGTTTCTTTCTTTCCCACTTGTGAACTAGACCATCACAGCACCCTATCTTAAAGTCTAAATCATTTTGTGTTAACTTCAACTCTTTTCGTCTACTAATAAGTTGACTTACTATGTAGTCATAAGGTGTCATTACTTCTTACTTAGTTTCTTTTTATCTAAGTTGGGGAAAGCACCATCTAAAAGCTGTAGCATTCTCCATGCTTTTTTGGCTGTTGCATACCTTAGTTCTGAACCAGCTAAAGTTCTATAGTATGTTGATGTAGGTATGCCTGCTTTAATAAATACTTGAAGTAAAGTTACATCTACTTCCTTAGCTTTAGCACACAGCATGTTATAATAACTATCCATGCTATGTACTAATGCGCTTATGCAGCCTCAGTCAACACATGCTCTCTTAATAACTGATTTCCATTTGAATTAATTTGATAAACTAAAGACTTACCCCGTGACTGATGCGCTGTTGGTATTCCATAGTAAAAAAAATCAGGCTGCATTACTTTAAGTTTGTCTGATACCGTATGTCTCTTAGCTCCTAGCAACTCAGCTATAGACAGTGAGGTTATTCTTTGTCCTCTACGTTCAATGATCTTAGCTGCAATTAAAATCTTCATGCGCTGCGGTGTCATTTGTGCTGCCATTATAAAGTATATCCTTTTCTTATAAAGTTAATGCCATTATTTTGTGCATAACTTCTTATTGTTTCTTCTTTAGAACCCAAGATACTAGCTGCCGTACTCACTGTGTATTCATTACATAATGATTGCAGCAACTCTATCTTCTCTCGCTTGTGCCTTGCTTTAATCTCAGGCCAAGTCTCAAGGTAATCAGCCATCGCCGCCGCATTCCTCACAAATCTCATAACGTACATCTATGTACCCACCATTAATGAAGTCACGGATAGGTATTTCTTTTTCAATCAAGCCCTCACCATAGCATGTGCCACAGTAGCTAGGCTTCTTGTCTGGTTCAGTAAGGGATGTCATCATCTATCTCCACTAAAGGCTGCTGTTCTTCCCAAGCCTTTGTTGCACGTTGAATAAATTTATCTCTTTTGAAACGAGGATTGGTTTGTTCTAACTCATCAGCAAAGACATGAAGGTGAGACGGCCAGCTAACTGACCGCCCCAACATATCAGCTATAAACTCAAGCTGCTTTTTTGCTAGGATCATCGTCGTCTTCATCTACATAATGATGTGTAACTAAGCCATCAACGCTAGGCATTAAATCTGCATGACCCTTACCATACAAGCCAATGTTATGCTCAGTTTGTACGCCATTGTTATCGCTTGTAGTAACTACAAGGTCACGGCTACTGAAGTTATTGAATAGCTTAGTAACTTTAAGCTCTACTTTAACTATGTTGTGAATGTTTAGTGCATACATGCGTGTTCTCCTTACGCTAATTCTAACCATGACTTGTGCTTCATGGCCTTGATGATGGCTGCTTCACGGATACGCTTCGCATTCTCTGGCGACTTAGCTTCTTCTGTGTGTGTAGCCCATGATGTTAGGCAGTTATACAAAGCCCACTTAGTATTACCTAGTTGTGAACGCTCGTTGTCAAAGCCACCGAGTAGATTCTGTAATTGCCTGTCATTAAACTTATCATGACTTGCCTTGTGTTGTACATTGCATACAGTCTTTTTAAAGAATGACTCTGCTTGTTCGGTAGTGACAGGTGTACTTCTGTATGCTTCCCATACTCCCTTGCTATTAAGAAACATTTCTAGACCGTCACTAATCTTATGCGCTGAACTATCTACACTTACGTTAGTTGTATGCTTGGCCCATGTCTTAGCTACAGTGTCGGCAGTGCTGCATCCATTCTTACACCAAAGACGAAAGCCTTCTGCCGATTGTTGGAATGCCCAGCTACCGTCATAACTATTGTATGCTTGTACACGGTACTTAATGTAGTCACCTACATCTGGATCATCTAATGCAATGTCATTAAAGAGAATCTCTAACCGCATCTTAGCGCCGTTGTCTGCAACGTGTGTCTTAACGCTGTAGTCTGTGCTGATGTTAGCTTCTTTGATTGAGTCCATGATTGAGTTGACTGCATCGCTGTGCGTAATCAACTTGTACTTAGACTTGTGAGTGCCAAGCGATTCACCTGTGTCAGTGCGTATTAGATTGCGCAACTTAGGTATCTCATTGCCACGCATATCTAAGCATGGCTCCATGTCTACGCCAAAGTCCCAGTCTGTAGTGTTCATAATATCTAGCATTTGATTCTCCATTTAATTGTCTACGTTGTGAAATTAAAAAATGTTGATTTCTTTTCAGCCAGCAAAGCCAGCGCCGTATAACAACGCGATAGTGCCAACAACAAATACGACGAGCGCGATGCCGCTGATCGCCGCGTCTAACAGGTGTCTGTTATTCATGTGATGTCCTCT